AAGTATATCGCCTTGTGCTGTTAGTGTTGTTGTTAAGTCAGTTCCATTAGTACCATTAGTACCTGCTGCTGACATTTGTTGCCAATACGCTGATGCTGATGCTGGGTTTTGATTAGTACCTGCTTGAATAGAAACATATGAAGATCCAGATAAACTAACTACGTCATCTATAACGTATGCAGTTCCAGAGTTCCATGCACCTTTCCAATTAAATTTTATATTTCCGAGTGTAACTGTTGCCATATCTTCTCCTTTTTAAATTAATTTAAATAACATTCTACGCACATTATACAGTAGCTGTTAGTTTTCCATTACTAATAGACCAAACAAATCCAGAAGCTGCATATTGTACGTCATCAAAAGATTCGTATTCTGTTTGTGTAATATTATCAGCACCTTCATTAGTTGTTTGTACTTGTAATGTGTTGTTAGCTGGTGTTACTGTATTAGCAGTTCCACCCATATTAGTGTGTGATGAACAATAGTAATACAAAGTAGGAGCATTAGCAGCTACTATAATAGTTACCTGTGTAGAGCTGTTATGTGTAACTCCTGTTGTATATTCAGATCCTCCTCCATGACTACCATTTGAAGTTGTTGAAAATTTAAATGGGTGTCCAGATGGATAATTAAATATGTAAGTATTACCTTCTTCTAAAGTTAGTGTGTCTTGTGATACTCCATCAATTACAAATACACCACCAGCTACTGTTACAGTTCTAACTAATGTTGATGCTGTAAAACTTGTTTTAAATCCATAGACTTCAGCAGAAGATGCATTTGCAAACTCTAATGCATTTGCTGAGCTGTTCATAACAAGAGCTTGTCCTGATGTTCCAAAACTTGCAGGAGTATCTGTTAAATCTTTAATTGAAATATTTGCTAAATTAAAAGTTCCAAAAGCAACTATATCTACAACATCAGATGCTGCAAGAGCAGAAGCAAAAACTACAGATGAACCAGAAGTTACAGTAACGTCTGTTCCATTTACCTGCTTAACCCCATTTAAATAAACGTCTACAAATCCTGCGTCATATGCAAGAGTTTTGCTTGACGCTTCCGAATAACCAGTTCCAGATGCACCAGATAATGTAGTAGGTGTTCCTGTTATATTGTAAGTAAATCTATTTGATGTACCATTAACTGTAGAACCTGCTGCTGCCCAACCACCAGATTTATAAACTTTTAATTCATCAGCTGTTGTATCAAAATATAAATCACCAGCATTTAAACTTGATGTTGGTGCTGATGATGCAATTCTATATACATCAGCAAAATTATTTACTGCTGTTAAATTATTTGCTACAGTTGTTACAGCTGTTGCAGATCCTGCAAGTGTACTTAATCCAGACATAGCTGCTAAAGTTGTAATATCAGAAGATATACCTGCTAAAGTAGAAATATTATTTGATGGACTTATTTGACTAGCAACATTATTAATATTAGTTGCATTAGATACAGCTG